AAAGATCTTATGGTGGATGAAGAAGCTGAAAAGAAGTATAATGCATTTATGGTTAATAGAGGTCTATCATACTTTTATGATACGGCTTTACTAGCTAATGAAATGAATCGTAATCACCACTTGGATAATCGCCTCCAATTCGATTTTCTTATAAATACAATTAGAAAACAAAAGCGTTTTAGCAAGTGGTTGAAAGCTGATAAGACTGACTCATTAGAAGCAGTCAAAGAATATTATGGTTATAGCAATGAAAAAGCTCGCCAAGCTCTCACCTTACTAAACGATGAACAGATTAATGTATTGAAACAAAAGGTGACCAAAGGTGGAAGATCAAAATAACGAAGTACAGGAGTGGACCCCAGCTATGATGCTGGAAGTCGTGCTTAATGAACCAGATGATTTTCTTAAAGTGCGTGAAACACTTACTCGTATTGGCGTAGCATCTCGTAAAGATAATATGCTATATCAATCTTGCCATATCTTACACAAACAAGGCAGGTATTTTATCACACACTTTAAAGAACTCTTTTTATTGGATGGGAAACCATCTAATCTTATGGAGAATGATATTGAACGTAGGAACACAGTTGCGACGTTACTGTCGGACTGGGGACTTATAACTATTGTCAACAATGAGCAAGCAAAAGAAAAAGCTCCATTACGACAAATCAAAATCATTTCCTATAAGGATAAAGATCAATGGCAACTTTGCCCCAAGTATAATATTGGAACAAATAAGTAGTCATAGATTGCAAGTAAGTAATTTGCTTGTATAAATAAAACTGGATGCCGCGCAAGCGGGTCCTTAATATAACCTTGCTTAAGTCATAGGAGGTAACACATGACAGGTAATTTCGCATATCCACGAAACGCATTTTTAGGTTTCGATCACATCTTTGATAGGCTTGAATCAATTCAGGCTCATGCAAAGGATACATATCCCCCACATAACGTAGTTAAAGTCAATCAAATGAACTACATTGTCGAGCTCGCAGTAGCTGGATTTAATGAAGAACATATTGATCTTGAAGTAAAAGACCACGTGCTTACAATTACTGGAGATCGTCCTCAGCGGAGATCACAGGATGAGTATGTTCATAAAGGGATTAGTGCTCGTAAGTTTAGTAAATCGTATCGCTTAAGCGAATACACAGAAGTCACTGGTGCAGAAATGAAGGACGGGATTCTCACTGTCAATTTAGAAGTGATCCTACCGGAAGAGAAGCGACCTCGTAAAATCAAAATCAATTCTAATTACGAGGAAAACAATGACAGCAATAGCACTACAGAGCCTGAACTTCTCAGGGAAACTACTTAACGTATTATACACTGGTGTTAAGAAAACACTTCAGGGCATAATGATTGGTTGGATTATCGCAAGACAAACTCAAGCAAATCAACATGTCGCAAGACAACTGATTGACACTGGTGAATACCGCTCAGACGAATACTGGAACTTATTATCAGATTTGAATGCTAAATGTATTCAGTCTATTCATAAGGAGTTCGGTGTTAATGAGAAGTAAGTTTAAGAAATGGTGGACTAATTTATGGATGGATCCTTATACAAAGTATCTTTCAAATGCTGTAGATCACGTAGATCTAGAACAGCGTTTGCAAAATTTACAACGTAAAGGTATCTGGCTGTAAAATAAATATCTTTGAGAGCCGTTCCGGCGGCTCTCATTCTTTATAACATGGGAGTCTATATTATGGACAATATTAAAATCGTACGTCTTACAACAGGCGAAGAGCTAATCTGCTCAACTAAAGTTTCTTCTACAGGCTACACTCTTAAAGATGTGGCAATCCTAATACCAACACAAAACAATCAACTAGGTTTGGCTCCATTCATGGCATACTCAGATGCTAAAGATGGAATTGAAACACAATCTAAGAATGTTATGTTTGTTGTAGAGCCTGTAACTGAACTTAAAAACCAATACCAACAAATGTTTTCAAAACTAGTAACACCTGCAAATAGTAAGTTAATTGTGTAAAAAAGTCCTTTACATTTGGTGAAAGATGTGATATAATATACTTACATAATGGAGGTAACACCTATTGAAATTCTATACATCTATTAATCGCTATGGCAATCAGCTTCTGTATCGTGGTTATGATAACAATCAGCCCGTCATGAAGAAGATTAAGTATGAACCAACTCTTTATGTTAGGTCACAAGCGCCTAACACTGGATATACTGGTCTTGATGGTGTGGTAATTGAACCACGTCTATTTGATGACATGCGTCATGCTCGTGACTTTGTAAAAACATATGAAGATGTTGATAGCTTTAACATCTATGGTTCTACCAATTATGTGAATGCATACATTGCAGAAACGTGGAATGACGATATCGAGTTTAATCGTGATCGTATCAACATTACTTCAATTGATATTGAGGTCCAATCAGATAACGGGTTTCCAGAGCCAGATGAAGCAGCTCAACCTATTATCTCAATCGCATGTAAAAACAATATTGACAATACGTATTTTGTCTGGGGCTTTGGTGACTATGATGTCTCAAAGTCTATTATGCAAGATAATACAGTTGTCTACCGTAAAATGGATAATGAAATCCATTTGCTATCAGACTTTCTTAAGTGGTGGAACTCACCTGCCCACTGCCCAGATGTAATCACTGGTTGGAACGTACGTGGTTTTGATGTACCATACATGGTAAATCGTATTACAAAGATTCTTGGCGAAGGCCAAGCTAATCGCCTTTCACCTTGGGAACATGTCAATGAACGTGTTATTAAGTTCAAAGGCCGTGATCTTACTACATACGAATTATATGGTATTGTTACACTTGACTATATGGATATGTTCCAAAAGTTTGGTTATGCATATGGTCCACAAGAATCATATTCACTTAACCATATTTCTCATGTGGTACTTGGTGAAAAGAAACTGTCTTATGAAGAACATTCTTCTTTGTTTGGTTTGTACAAAGCTGACTTCCAAAAGTTTATTGACTACAATATCAAGGATGTTGACTTAGTTGATCGCCTTGAAGATAAGATGGGTCTTATTACTTTGGTAATGACTATTGCTTACAAAGCTGGTATTAACTATATGGATACGTTTGGTACTACATCAATGTGGGATACTATCATTTACCGTACGCTATCTAAAAAGAACGTGTTTCCTAATATTGATAAGATACCTGGCAACACTGACTACAAGAAAGCTGGTGGTGAAGGTGCAGGATTCGCAGGTGGCTATGTTAAAACACCACAGGTTGGTTTGCATGACTGGGTTGTATCCTTTGATCTAAACTCACTGTATCCTAACTTAATTGTCCAATGGAATATGTCTCCTGAAACTATTATATCTGGTACTACACTTGGTGTGACACCCGATACTTGTCTTGGTGGCTACAATACTGAAAACCCAGACAAATCTACATCTATGGCTGCCAATGGTGTTCACTTTAAGAAAGATACCGTTGGTGTTCTACCTTCTTTGATTATTGACTACTATGCTGAACGTCGCGTTATCAAAGACAAAATGCTTGCAGCTCAGCAAGAACGTCAGGGTATTGATCCTAGTCAAAAACAAGATATCTATCGTATTGAACGTGACATGAATCGATTTGAAAATCAGCAAATGGCTATTAAGATTATGATGAACAGTCTTTATGGTGCTCTTGGTAATAAATGGTTTCGTTATAATGACATATCAATGGCTGAAGCTATTACACTATCAGGTCAAATGGCTATTCGTTGGGCTGAAAAGACAGTTAATGAGCATATGAATAAGTTGCTTGAAACTGACAAAGACTATGTTATTGCAATTGATACTGATTCGCTATATGTTAACTTTGGTCCATTGGTTAAGAAACTAAATCCAAAAGATCCAGTAGCTTTCCTTGATAAGATCTGTTCTGAAAACTTTGAAGATATCATTAAAAAGTCTTATGCTAAAATGTTTGATCAAATGGATTGTGCTCGTCCTCGTATGGAGATGGGTCGTGAAGTTATTGCAGATGTTGGTATTTGGACTGCAAAGAAAAGGTATATCCTAAATGTTCACAACAATGAAGGTGTGGCTTATGCTCAGCCTAAGCTCAAGATTATGGGCATTGAAGCAATTAAATCCTCAACTCCGTCTCAGTGT